ATTTTACAAATCTGTATTTTACAAATAAGTAAAATAAGGCACTAATAAATATTAAATAACAATAAGTATTAACTAACAATAATTATTAAATTAATAACAAGTAATACTCTTATAAATAAATAAAAGAGAGTAAACAAAAAAAGTATCTGAAAAGCTCAGACACTTTCTAAAAAATCTAACTTAATTATAACACGAAAGGGGAAAAATGGAAACAATCCAAGTAGTAAGAATTAAAGATGTGATTATCGAAAAAATCTCAGCAAACGATCAAGAGTTAGAGAGTATCTTTGGTTGTACTAAAAGACAAGCTAGCGATATGAGGCGTGAGATGAAAAAGCTACCTAGTCAGCAAAAGCATCTTAGGAATGATGGACAACTAGTAACCATTAAAGGGTTTGATGAGTATCTGCAATATAGAGGTACTCAATCTTGGAAGAAAGAAATATCAAAAACGAGGGTAAAAAAATGAACGAGCCAACAGTAATGAGTCAACTTTTAGGAGTTGCAGCAATTCTATTATGTGTATCAGTTGTAATGATTTTAATTGCAAGTCAAGAGCAGCGTGAGAGAACAATTAAACGTAAAAAGGCTGAGCGTGATGCACTAGTAATTAACGTGTATCAAGAGGGACTAGGACAATTTAATAATATTGCCCGTGAAAATCTCAGAAAGTCTGATAGAAAATTCACGTTCGATACACAAGCGCCCGTAGGATTGCGACAAGACTTGCTAGCGTTACCACAACCAAAGGAGCAATAAAAAATGAAAAAATATGAATTATTAGTAGATGACACAATCACGTTTTTCGGAGTACAACTATTCAGAATTAAAGCCTTGATTTCATTCGGTGGTATTGAAAAAGGTGAGTTAGGTGGATATGTTGCGAGTGAAAAAAATTTAAGTCAATCCGGCGACGCTTGGGTATATGGCAACGCTAGGGTATCTGACGACGCTGAGGTATATGGCGACGCTAGGGTATATGGCGACGCTGAGGTATATGGCGACGCTAGGGTATATGGCGACGCTAGGGTATCTGGCGACGCTTGGGTATATGGCAACGCTGAGGTATATGGCAACGCTAGGGTATATGGCGACGCTAGGGTATATGGCGACGCTAGGGTATATGGCGACGCTAGGGTATATGGCAACGCTGAGGTATATGGCAACGCTAGGGTATCTGGCGACGCTTGGGTATATGGCGACGCTTGGGTATATGGCGACGCTAGGGTATATGGCAACGCTGAGGTATATGGCGACGCTGATTATATTGTTTTTAAAAATACATGGTCTAGCGGTCGATATTTCACTTACACAAAATCCAACAAAATGTGGAGAGTCGGTTGTTTTTATGGCGATGGGGATAAACTGATTGAAAAAGCATATAAGGATAGCAAAAAGTCGGGTGATTTTTACAAAGCGTATGTCGAATTTGTCGAAAAGCTAGAAGAAATCGAAAATATTCATAGGGAGGGAATATGATTAGTAGAACCATGAGCAAAATCGAAACAAACGTATTGAATTTGATTGTTAACCGAGCAACATTTGAAGAACCAATCAAGGCTGAAAAAATCAGACAAGAAACTGGACTATCAAAACGAAGTCTTGAAGAAGTGATTGAAAGCCTACGAGTAAACTTCAAACATCCAATCGTTGCAAAGAAAACACAACCGAGCGGATACTATCTTCCACGCAATGAAGAAGAAAGACAAGCTGGGTGTGCACCGTATAAGCAACAAATCAGAACCGAACAGAAAAATCTTGCAACGGTCATGGCCGTTGACTTGAAAGAATATTGGAAAGCGTGAGGGGTAACATGTTTGATTATGACAGAGATATAATGCAGCCTCAAGAAACAAAAGAAGAATATGATCCTAGCGAATTTGTCTATATCGGATGCGGTCAGTTTAGATATATTGCAGATGAAATATAGGCATATCGTAGAACGCTCTAAAATCGTCTGTACGCAATTTTAGAGTAAAGGTATATAAAATATCGAACAAGCAATAAAAAACGAATAGAGCCCCTTAAAATTAAGTCTGAGGGGCATAGGAGAAAAAAGATGTCAAATTTAACTTTTCCAGAGTTGCAACAAAAGATGCAGCTAGAAAAAAAGAAAGCAAAAGATGTAAAGTACGCTTTCCGTAATGCTGAGGATATTTACACAGCATTTAAAGAACTTAAAAGCGAATGGATCGTAATTTTAACAGATGAGCTTTTTGAGTTATCTGAAAGAGTGTTTGTTAAAGCAGTTGCAACGGCTACAAAAGGGGATGAGGTTTACACTTCGACAGCTTTTGCTGAGTTAGGCAATGTACCGGTACTTAACACTCAAAAAGGACAATTCAAACAGATGCAAGAGCCTCAATGGACAGGGGCAGTAAGCTCATACGCTAGAAAGTATGCGTTACAAGGCTTGTTTGCTATCGGTGAGAAAGATGTTGATGAGTACCCTATTGATGAACAAGAGCAGCAAGCACAAAATCAGCAAGCAGCGCCTCATACTCAAGGAAAGCTCATTGATAACGTTCAGTATCAAGCAATCAATGAGCTAGTAAGCGCCTTGTCTGAGGCTAAAGGAGTGCCGTTTGATACGGTTGCTAACTTTATCTTACAAAAATACGGGCTATCAGATTTTCATAAAGTACAAGCGGATAGCTATGATGCAATCACTAGCTTTTTATCAGAGCAACTAGACAAAGCAAAAGCAAAGAAAGGGAAATGACATGGTAAAAGATGTAACTAACTCAGCACTAACAACAATTCAAGTAGAATACACGCCGGCGGTTATTAAAGTTGACCGTGAGGCAATCGAGCGACAAGTTGAGGCAGCGGTATCAAAATATTCTGGTAAAGAGGTAACGGCTAAGAACTACAAAGAGGTTTTTAGTGAGCGTACTGATTACAATAAATTGATTGAGGCTTTAGACAATGAACACAAAAAAATCAAAAACTCAATCAATCAACCGTATAAAGAGTTTGAGGCTTGGTTTAAAGAAAAAGCGCTAGATCCTCTTAAACAAGTTACTGAAACAATGAAAAGCGGTTTAGATGCTATTGATGAGCACGAAAAAGAGCTCAGACTAGATATTATCCGGGCTACGTTTGAACAAAAAAGCGAGCTTGCCGGCATTGATAAAGACTTCTTTAAAGACAAATACGAGTCTTACTCACTTAAAAAATACTTTAAAACCGGTAAGTACGAGCTAAAAAAAGAAACTCTTGAGGAGATTGATAGCCTTGTATTGACTGAGTATGACCGCTTGGAAGAAGAAAAAGCAAATAAACAAGCTATTCATGAACAAGCTGAGGAGTACGCTTTACCGGCTGAAAGCTATATCAGACACCTAGAGGCTGGTAAGAGCCTAGTTGAGATCCTTAAAATGATGAAAGCTGATAGAGATGCTGAGGCTTTACGAAAAGAGCAACGTGAGGCGGCTGAAAAAGCAAAAGCTGAGCGCCTTGCAGAAATTGAGCGACTTGCTCAAGAAAACGCTGAGGCTGAAATTAAGGCTTATAACGCTGATACAGGCGAGATTATCGAAAGTGGAACAATTACACCACAAACACAAAATAAGAGCTCAGAGGAGCTAAAAACAGCCTCAAACGAGCCTTTAACGGTAACAATGCTCTTAACTTTGCACGGTGGACAAGAGCAGCTAGAAAAATTGAAAGAGTATCTTGATGATAACTTTATCAGCTATGGAATTTTAGGAGGCCAATAATGGACTTTAACAAATTGATTGAAAACGTGACAAGTTGGGCTATTGAAAGAGAAATTGATAAGGAGAGCCCTCTTTCACAAATGCAGAAAATCCTTGAGGAGTACGGGGAATTGAACGAGGCCATACACTCAAGCAAGCAGAAAGAGCTTGAGGATGCGATTGGTGATATTATGGTTGCTTTAACCGTGTTTACCGTACAGATGGATTTTAATAAAAAGGATATTATGCTAAACCCTCACAGAAACGGCTACACCAGATATGAGAAAGGTGATATTTCAACGGAAACATTACTCTTATATGCAACTAAAGAAATTGGTTTAATGTCTAGCAAGTTGCTTGACCTAGTATTCAATCCGGGTATTATCAACACGCTTACACAAATTCAATTTCATATCCGAAACCTTACGGGTATTCTCTCTAAAATTGCAGTAAATGAGGGGACAATGCTTGATACTTGTTTTGAAATTGCATGGAATGAAATTAAAGACCGTCAAGGTAAAAAAAATCAATGGAAAATGGATAAAAGAGGAGAAATAAAATGATTAACAATGTTGTACTAGTTGGACGAATGACAAGAGAGGCAGAGTTACGATACACGCCGTCAAATATCGCAGTTGCAACTTTCACTCTAGCGGTTAACCGTGATTATAAGAGCGAAAATGGAGAGCGTGAGGCTGATTTTATCAATGTTGTATTGTGGAGACAAGCTGCTGAAAATCTTGCAAATTGGGCTAAAAAAGGAGCGCAGATTGGAATTACTGGTCGTATTCAAACACGAAGCTACGACAACCAACAAGGGCAGAGGGTTTATGTAACGGAAGTTGTTGCTGAAAGGTTCCAGCTATTAGAAAGCCGTGGAGAAAGTCAAGGGCAAGGGCAATCACAAAATGCAGCCCCTAACTTTGCAAGAGAGAGCAATCAGTACGGCGCTACAAATCCTTTGGATATTTCAGATGATGACTTACCATTCTAAAAATTTTCAAGAGGCTAAACATGAACAAATCAGATATTAAGCCGGGCGATTTTGTGAAAGTCCTCAATAACGGGGATTTTCATACGATTGTCCAGATAAAAAATGTATATGACAGATATATAGAAACAAGTCACGGGATTTACAACACAGAAACACTTGCATGTCGTGTAAATAGGAATTGTGTTATATCGGGTATAGTGCATTGGGAGGATGAACATGGTATATCCTAAAAAAGAGTACGCTCTTTATAAAGGCGATAATCTGTTAAAAATAGGAACGGCTGAGGAAATTGCTGAGGGGTTAGGAATTAAAAAAGAAACAGTATTATTTTACAAATCGCCGGCCTATAACAAACGTACCAATCCGGATAAAAGCTTGAGATTGGTTGCATTAGATGAGGAATGATATGGAAAAAATTAGTATTAAAGTACGTGTTAATATGCAATGCCCTTATTGTGGTTTTTGTGGGACTATGAAAGCTTATACAACGCAAAACAAAAAGCCTTGTCCAGTTTGTAATGAGTTGATTTTTTTAAGATATGCAACAGGGGTAAGAGGTGAAGTAGATGAGCATGGTTACTATTATCATGCAAACGAGCCTTACAATATCGAGGAGATTAACAAAGAATACGCTGAGATGTTTGAGGAACAACCGAAAAAACAGAATTTCACGATAAGACAGAAAGGGTAAGCATGAAGTGGGTAGTATTGGTATATATCTATCGTCCCGGCGGTATCGTGAAATATAAAAAGCATATTTTTGACACAAAGAAACAAGCTGAGGAGTTTAGGAGTAAGCTAAAAAGCGCCTCAGAGATATACTCAGTAAGCTATAAAAAGGAGCTAAAAAATGAAGTATAAAGTAATTGCCTATCGTTCAGATTATCAGAAAGAGCAAACCGGAACTTGTGAACTATGTTTTGGGACTGCTTGGGTTGAAAATGGCTCAATCACAGTCGAGGACGAAACAGGCAAAACAACAGAAATTAAACTAACTGAGTGGAATTGGGACGATTATGACACAATCTATATTGATAACGTGGTTAATTTCTCAGCATGGTTGCAAGAAAGAGAAGTTGAAACGATTGAAGATGGTAAGGAATGGTCTTGGCTAGACGAGCTAGTGGGACTATATAACCAATCAAAAAATAAAAAATGAAACAAGAAAAAGATTTTATTTTAGCTATTGAGAATATGAAAGTTGAAATTTTGAAAAACTCAGATAATCTAAACAGCTATGAGTTAAGTAATATCAAGAAACATGCAAGGGATTTATATGAGAGCCTTGTATGGCTGCAATATGAGGCAGAGGAGCGTGAGTAATGGAAAGACACGAATTGATAAAAAAATACGAAAAAAGACTACAAGAATATAATTCAGTTGAGATATACCAGATATATAGTGAGATTATCCGTGATTTAACGGAGCTAGAACAAACTAAGGTAGAGGTGCTGGGATTTGTTGCGGAGTGGATTGAGCAATGTAAAGCAAAAGAAAAAAGGTTGCTTACAGCTCTCTTATACACGCCGGGGGAAGTTAATAGCTGGGTGGATGATCCAGATAATCAAGAAACTTTTGCTCTTGCTTGGATGTTTGGCTACACAATCAAAAAAGAGTCTAGATATTTTGTGGAGATTAAAGCGACAAAACACTACTTCGCAAAAGATGGGAACGGAAGAATATTTTTTTCTTTAGCATACAAAGATTGTTTTACAAAAGCTGAGCTAGAAAAAGCCGGCTTTGGCTGGGTATTTAATTGTACCGGTATTGAGCTCTTGGAGGTAGAAGAATGAATAAACAAGAATTGATTGAAAGACTCAAAAATTCGCCATTTTCATATATATTTGGCGAGCCATACTTAAACAAAGAATATGTTTTAGAACTTATCAAACAACTAGACGAAACTCAGAAAGTCGCAGTACCTCAATTTGTGGCGGAGTGGATTGAAACGGCTAAAAATATTTACTCTTTCTCTGGTGGTATGTTTCATGGAGGCCCGGTTGTTAATATGTGGTTACAAAATGAGGATAACCAAAGAACATTTGCGCTAGCTTGGTTTGATGGCTACACAGTAGAGAAACCAAAGCGGTATTTGGTGAAAGTCAAAAATGTATTGACAAGACAAGGAACTTTAAATCGTAGTAAGAGGTCAAAAAGATTTATCTTTTCAAATCCAGAAGAAAACTCACTTTATGATACAAAGTTTACCCGCAAAGAACTAGAAGATGCGGGTTTTGGTGAAGTGTTTAATAGTCCTTTGTTTGAAGTTGAGGAGGTGGAGCAATGAGTGAATTTCTAAAAGATATCGGAGCAACAGCATTAATATTCTCAATAATTGGTACATGTTTCCTTGTTATTTGCAAACTTATTGAATGGTATTTTACATGGCTATTTTCAATTTTTCCATTCAAAAATAATTTAATGACGTTTTTGTTAGTACATGCTTTTGTTTTCGGGGTGCTGGTCTTTCTTTTAGGGAGTTTAATTGAACTAATCTGTAAAAGAAAAAACAAAAAATAAAGTTATTGGAGGAAAAGAAAGATTGAAAGAGCTAGTTTTAAGAGTGCTGATAGCGTGGAGTTTGATCGCTACATGTTTGCTCTTTATCCAGAAAGACATGATAGAGAGTAGAAAAGACCTTATCATTATTTACAAAGCTGATAATAAAGGCGCTGAGATAAAAGGTAAGGTAAGCAGCAAAAAGCGGATAGGTGAGCTCTATACACTCACGGTTGATGGCAATACTTATATAGTATCTGAGGAGAAATATAATAAGGCTCAGATAGGAGATGAGGTAGAAATATGAAAGCCATAGATGAAACAGTTGAGGCGAATATATCAAGCCCGTTTGAAATTAAAGAAAAAAAGAGGTTTTTTGCAATAAAATCGCCGTCAAAAATTTTCATGGAAAGCTTAAAAAATATTGATGCTTTAAAGGAGGGAAAACATGTATTTTGATTTTGTTTTACCAAGAAACACCAAGCAAAAATCTCTTAACATGGTACTTAACAGTAATGACCGCTTTCATAATAAAGAAAAAGGCAAGATAACACGGCGTATCAGAAATTATGCTTATTGGCATACCTCAATCAGCAAGGATAAGAAAAGGGCTGCTTTTAGCCACTCAAATCCTTGTGAGGTTGTGGTTACTGTTTGCAGTCCTACAAGGACAAAGTTAGATCCTCCTAACTTATATCCAACAGTCAAGGCTATTATTGACGGTATGACAGATGCGGGTATATGGACAGATGATAATTACAAGGTTATCAAAGCTATCACTTTCAAGTATGGAGGCTTGAGTAATGAGAAAGGACATTATAAGCTGATTTTTGAAATTAAGGGAGTGAAAAAATGAAAGCTAGAGAAGATTTACAACACTTTGCAAAAGCGCTCAAAGAATGGCGTGAGGCTCAAGGTTTAGAAGAACAAGAGGCTGCTGAAATTCTAGGCGTGCATGTTGTAACAGTTAGAAACTGGGAGAGGGCAGAAAATAAACCTAGTTTTATGAAAATTAAAAAGGTTTGTGAGGCTCTAGGCTGCAAAAGTGAGGAGCTTTTCCCTAAAGAGGCAAAGACCTTTCCAGAGATTTTAAGGAAAAAGCGTGAGGAGGCCGGTTTATCTCAGCTAGATCTAAGCGAAAAAATAGGCTATCACGTAAACACAATAATTTTTTGGGAGAGTGGAAAGTTTAAACCTAGCAACTTTGCCTTGATTGATGTTTGTGATTTTTTTGACCTCCCTTATGACATTTTGAAATAAACGAGGTAAGCAATGACAAAAAAGAAAATAGAGCGATTATCTGTTATCCATAGGAGAGAGATAAATTGGTTGAAGTGGTACTTTTTAAAAGATAAAGATAGCCGTGGAAAGACAATTCTTGAGCAGAAAATACATGAGAGCTTTTTGCAAAATAACATAGACAAGGCAGCATTTTTAGTAAATCTAAAAGATGTGACCGCTGAATTTGTTAATAACTCAGATGAGAGGATGTTAAAAGCTATTAAAGAGGTTTACGTGTATGAAAATATCAATGTAATAGGCGCTTGTCAATCTATCCTCTTTCTGACTCCTACTCCAGCTTATACCCATATAAATAAATGGTTTGACAGGTACTTTTATGCTACATATAAGTACATCCCTATTAAGAGATAAGTAAAAAATCCTAAGCTTATGTATCTATAATCAGATATATAAGCTTTTTATGAAAGGAGAAAGATGGACAATTTACAGATTGAGTACGTGGACATTAAGACCGTAAAGCCTTATTACAGGAATGCTAGACACAATGATGGTGAGGCAACCGAGAAAGTGGCAGCATCTATTAAAGCTTTTGGTTTTCAACAGCCTATACTAGTTGATGAAAACAATATCATTATTACAGGACATACAAGGCTCAAGGCAGCTCTTTCTCTAGGTATAGATACAATACCTATCGCTCACGCTGTAAATCTCACAGATGAGCAGATAAAGGCTTATAGACTAGCTGATAATCGAGTTGCTGAGTTTTCAACGTGGGACTCAGAATTATTAAACATAGAGCTTTCTCAATTTGAAACAATAGACATGGCTCAGTTTGGTTTTGAGTTGTCAGTTACAGGGCTCAACTTTGGCAATGATGAGGAGGAGCAGCAAGATGAAACTGAACACGAGGAAGAAGATGAGGATTTTCATAGAGATACCACGATAAACCAGTACAACCTTTTTCATTATGACGATACAAGGGCTGATGGATTTTATAACATGCCTCAAATCGAGGGCGTGGATCATATCCCTAAAGATTTTCAAGGCTTTAACTATGTTTTAAATAAACCAGATTATAGCTCATGCGTGCATTTTTTCCTAGATGATTACCAGTTTGAAAGAATATGGCAAAGACCAGATTTTTATATCGAAAAGCTGGTAGAGTTTGACAGCGCCTTAACACCGGATTTTAGTCTTTATCTTGATATGCCTATTGCTATGCAAGTGTGGAATATTTACAGGTCAAGGTTAATCGGTCAGATTATGCAAGATTACGGGCTTACAGTTATCCCTACTGTATCGTGGGCTAGTGAGGAAAGCTTTGATTTTTGTTTTGACGGTTTACCTAAAAACTCAACACTTGCAATCAGTACAATAGGCGTAAAGCAAAACAAAGAGCAGTTTGAGATATGGAAAAATGGAGTTACTGAGATGATAAAACGGTTGACTCCAAAAAGAATTGTAGTATATGGCGGAAAAGTGGAATACGATTATAAAGATATAGAGGTTGTCTATTTTGAAAATGCAACCACGGAAAGGATGAAAAACAATGGGTGGTAGAGGAGCAAAGGTCGGAAGAAATAAGGTTGATAGAATTGCGGTAAAAATGGCAGATGGATCTATTCGTCAATATCAACGAATAGGAAAAGATGGTATAGCAACATGGCATGATTACGAGCTTCCAAAACACCATGAGGGAGCATCATTTTCTAAAGTTTTGGAAAATGCTAGAAAAAACGGAACAATCGTCAAAGAGTTGAATAAAGCTCAAACACGTAAAATAGATAAGAAAAACCAAAAAGATATCAAGGATTGGCGAGCAGAAGTAGAAAAAAGAAAAAATACATGGGCATTATTGGGGACAGGAACGCTAAACAGGCATGGGAAACAAGTCAAACATAGAGCGCTGACAGGAAAAGAAGATTACCTAATTTCATTTAATGAATGGAAACGACAAAACGGGAGGTAAACCATGGGTGGCAGAGGAGCGAAACTAAACTTGTCTGGCGTGCCTAAAAACAAGCGTAAAGCTATTGCTAGTTATCAAAAGCAAATCAATAAGCATTATGATAAAATAAACATAGCTAAGAAAACTGGTAAAGATACGGAATATATAAATCACTGGGAGGCTGAAATAAGAGCCTTTAAAGGAAATATAAATAAGATAATAGATAGGAGGAACAGAAAATGATAGACTTGTATGATAAGTTGAATGAGCGTATATATGAGAATTGTAAGATGTATTATGATGAATACGCTAAGAAAAATGAACTGACTGAGAAACAATCCGGAATTATAGGCGGGTTATATCAATCATTAAACATTGTCGCAAATGAATATCTTGTAAACAACGAAAAAGACAACTCAAAATATAGAGATTTACTCAACAAAATTGAAAAGTTGTTAGGAATAGCGTAAAAATACCCTCTTTTTACCATATACAATGAAATCATAAGTATAAAATGCTTGTGATTTTTTGTTTGAAAGGAGGTTTAAAATTGCCTAGAGATGGAACAAAAAACCTAACTCCAATGAATAAGCGAAGTTTGGAAGAACAGAAAGAACTCCAAAGAAAAGGAGGTAAAGCCTCTGGCATAGCTAGGAGGAAAAAAGCGGATCTAAAAAAAGCTTTTGAAACTCTTTTAGCTTTAGATGTTACGGATAGCAAAATAAAAAAGCAGCTTGAGGAGATGGGTATGGCTGGGAATAATGAGGCCTTGCTTGCTTTTGCTACATTTCAACAAGCAGTCAAGGGCAATCAGAAAGCAACTGAAAACATAATCAAGCTGACAAATACCAAAGATAGGTACGATATACAAGAGCAGAAAGAACGTATTAAAGCGCTCAAGCATGAAAATAGAGAGCGTGAGGCGGCTGAGAAAGGCTCAACTGAAACAATCCAGATAGTTGATGAGTGGGTTGAGGAAGTTAAGGGGGCAACAGATGACCTTTAAAGTACAGGAGAATATTAACCCTCATTTTAAATCAGTCTGGGTATCTAGCTTGCCTTATAACGTGCTAAAGGGTGGCCGTAACTCTTTTAAGTCCTCAGTGATCGTACTAAAGCTAGTATATATGATGCTGAGATATATCATAGTCGGTGAAACAGCTAACACAGTTATCATCCGTAAGGTTGCAAATACTATACGAGATAGTGTTTTCAATAAGGTTTGGTGGGCTTTGAACTTGTTTGGTATTGATAGACAATTTTCAAAGACAGTAAGCCCGTTTAAAATCGTACACAAAAGAACCGGCTCAACATTTTACTTTTACGGTCAAGACGACTTTCAAAAGCTCAAGTCAAATGATATTGGGAACATTATAGCGGTATGGTACGAGGAGGCCGCTGAGTTTGCAAGTCAAGAGGATTTTGACCAGTCAAACGTGACTTTCATGCGACAGAAACACCCTAGAGCAAAATTTGTACAATTCTTTTGGAGTTATAACCCGCCCCGCAATCCTTATAGTTGGATCAATGAGTGGTTTGAAAGTATCAAGACAAACAAGAATTATCTAGCTCACTCAAGCACTTACCTAGATGATAAGCTGGGCTTTGTTACTGAGCAAATGCTAGAGGATATAGAACGTATCAAAGAGAATGACTACGATTATTACAGATACTTATATCTAGGTGAGGCAGTCGGTTTAGGTAACAACGTTTACAACATGAGTACCTTTCACCCTATCGAGGCTTTGCCTAGTGATGATAGGCTTATAGGTATATGCTTTGCTCTTGACGGTGGACACCAGCAATCAGCAACAGCGTGCTGCTCTTTTGGTATCACGGCAAAAGGCAAAGTAATCTTACTTGATACGTGGTACTACTCACCAGCCGGACAAGTGAACAAGAAAGCACCTAGTCAGTTATCTAAAGAGATATACGAATACATGACCTCAGTTATAGACAAGTACAAAGTGCAAGCCTTACAATACACTATTGATAGTGCTGAGGGGGCTTTACGTAATCAGATGTTTCTTGATTTTGGATTGAGATGGCATCCAGTCGCTAAACTCAAAAAAGTGACTATGATTGATAGTTTTCAGTCTTTACTTGCTCAAGGGCGCTTTTACTATCTAAACATTGAGAATAACAAGATATTTATTGAGGAGCATAAGATGTACCGCTGGGACGAGAAAACCATAAAATCTGACAATCCTAGCGTTATCAAAGAGGACGATCATACATGCGACACGGCGCAATACTTTGTATTAGATAATGCAAAATTGCTAGGCTTACGTGTTGGCAATGGATAAGGAGGCAAAAAATGAGCCTATTTCAAAAAATCAAAGACCTATTTAATCAAGGGAGATACAACATGCAAACAGCAAACTTAAACAGTATTTTAGAGCATCCGAAAATTGCAGTCACTCAAGCAGAATACGATAGAATTTCACGTAATCTGGCCTATTATCAATCACGCTGGGAGGATATTTCATATACAAATACAGATGGAGAAATTAAAACCCGTAAAATGCAGCACCTACCTATTGCTAGGACGGCATCTAAAAAAATTGCTAGCCTAGTCTATAACGAGCAAGCAGTTATTACAGCAGAAGATGAAACATTACATAAGTTTTTAGACGATATGCTTACAAATGACCGCTTTAATAAAAACTTTGAGCGATACCTTGAGAGCTGTTTAGCACTTGGTGGCCTTGCTATGCGCCCTTATATTGACGGCGATAAAATCAGAGTGGCATTTATACAAGCACCCGTATTTTTACCACTAGAGAGCAATACTCAAGATGTTTCAAGCGCTGCAATCCTAACTAAAACCATTAAATCAGAGGGCAAGAAAAACGTTTATTATACTCTTGTCGAATTTCACGAATGGATCACAAAAGATGGGCAAGAAACAGGCAGCACAAAAGACAAGAGCCTATACCGTATCACAAATGAGCTTTATAAATCCAATCAAGAGGGAACGCTGGGAGAGCGTGTTAAACTAAACGAGCTAGATAAGTATGCAACACTTGAGCCCGTGACTATTTTCAAAGACCTATCACGCCCGCTATTTACATATCTTAAAACGCCCGGCATGAACAATAAAGATATTAATAGCCCGCTAGGTTTGTCTATCTTTGATAATGCTAAGACCACTATTGACTTTATCAATCGTACGTATGATGAATTTATGTGGGAAATTAAGATGGGACAACGCCGGGTATTAGTACCAGAGCAGCTAACTCAACTCAAAGTACAACAGAAAGACGGTTCAATCGAATTTAAACGGCGCTTTGATGTGGAGCAAAATGTATATATGCAAATCGGGACAGGCAATATGGACAGCGGCGGTATCGTTGACCTTACAAGCCCTATCCGTGCTAGTGATTATATTATGGCTATCTCAGAGGGGCTAAAACTCTTTGAGTTGCAAATTGGTGTATCTAGTGGCATGTTTACTTTTGACGGTCAAGGCGTAAGGACAGCGACAGAAATTGTAAGCGAAAACTCAGACACTTACCAGATGAGAAATAGCATTGTAGCGCTTGTCGAACAATCAATCAAAGAGCTTTGTGTTTCTATGTGTGAACTAGGAAAAGCCGTGGGACTCTATCAAGGCAAGATACCAGAATTAAATGATATTTCTGTAAACCTTGATGATGGAGTATTTACAGATAGACACGCTGAACTAGATTATTGGATGAAGATGGTAGCGGCTGGCTTTGCAACTCAAAAGAGAGGTATTGCTAAAACTCAAAACCTCACAGATGCAGAGGCAGAAAAAGAGCTTGCTGAAATTAACGGGGCTTTACCACCGGAAACAGATGCAGACCTAGCTATCTATCACAGCAAGCAAGAGCAGAAAGAGGAGAAAGAGAAGGCAGAGGAGAATGTTTAAACAATATGTACCTACCTTTTTTAGAATAGTAAAACACCGGAATATTGAGGCTCACGAAATATTCTCAGAAAGTATCAAAAAAGGACTAATAGCTGGTATGGAGAGTGAAAATGAAGAATTATCAGCAGCAATCAAAAAAATTAACTATTAACGATCAACAATTTTCTTTACAAATGCAAGGCGTGACTGATATATACGCTAAAATGCAAATAGAACTCTTTGACAGAATGATAAAACGCTTGAAAGAGCGTGGTAGCGTGGACTTGATGAGAAACCCGTATATCTGGCAGTTAGAGAAACTAAACGATATGCACCTACTCAATGAGGCAAATTTGAAGATTATTGCAGAGCGTACTCATATTGCAGAGAGCCTTTTGAGAAAGGTAATTGAAAACGAGGGCTTAAAGGTTTATCAAGATACCAAAGAGCAGCTTGAGGAGGATTTAAACCAGCCTAGAAGTGGGCATATTAAGAACGGCGTGACGGATAGCCTAGAGGCTTATACAAGGCAAGCCGTAAGCGATTTAAACCTTATCAATACAACCCTACCAGAGAGCTTACAAGCTGTTTATAAGTCTATTGTCGAGGAGGCAGTGGCTCAAGTGGTAGCCGGTACAAAAACAAGTAATCAAGCTTTAAATGATACAATCATGAACTGGCAAAAGAAAGGCTTTACCGGGTTTACAGACAAGGGGGGCAGAGAGTGGAGGGCTGATAGCTATGCAAGAGCTATTATTAAAAGCACCACTTACAAAGTTTACAATGAGATGAGAATTGCACCGGCTGAGGAGCTAGGTATAGATACTTTTTACTATTCTATGAAAGCGACAGCTAGGCCGGCTTGCAGTCCATTACAAGGGCAGATAGTAACAAAAGGCAAGGGCTTTGAAATAGACGGTATAACAGTTTATTCTTTGCTTGATTATGGTTACGGTACGCCCGCTGGCTGTTTAGGTATCCATTGCGGACACTATCTAACTCCTTTTATTATCGGAGTAAACGAATTGCCAAACCTACCAAGCTATCTAAAAGACTTGACACCAGAGCAAGCTGAGGAGAATGCAAGGATAGAGAGCAAACAAAGAGGCCTAGAGCGATTGATAAAAAACCATAAAGAGCGCTTGCACTATGCAAAGACTTTAGAAGATGAAAAACTGATTGAAAGTGAGCGTTTGAAAGTGCGAATGTATCAAAACAAGATCCATAGCCTAGTGACTCAATATGATTTTCTTAAAAGAGATTATCAAAGAGAGAAACTTTACTAAATTAAAAGAGGGTATTGCATTGAGCAAGCCCTTTTTTTGATGCTCAAAACAGTAAAAAATCCCTATCTATGAAAGGCATAATGTAAGAGTAAATAATATTTTACTTGTAAGTGGGAGTTATCCACTCAAAAAGAACTAGGAGGTACAAATGGCATTTACAACAGAGGCATTACAAGAGTTAGGATTGACTCAAGAGCAAATCAAGGATGTTTTTGCATTACACGGCAAGACTATCAACCCCTTGAAAGCTGAGCTTGATGAGTCAAAAGGAGCGCTTGAGAGCCTTAATAATCAATTAACCGCAACAGGGCAGCAACTTGAGGCTTTGAGAGCAGATGCAAGCACTAGTGAAGAAACTAAACAAGCACTTGAAAGCTTGCAAGCTGACTATGACAATTACAAGGCTAAAGCTGAGGCTGAGCTTGCACAAACTAAAAAGGTTAGTGCTATCACGCTTGCCTTGAAAGATACCAATGCTTACAATCCGGATAAGTTGATGAAATTTATTGATGTTGATGCTATCGAGCTTGACAAAGACGGTAAGCCTCAACTAACAGAAATCATTGATGGACTGAAAGAAAGTGATCCGTACCTTTTCAAGCAAGAAGATGATACCCCTAGCCCTACAATTTTGCCGCCGGGCAATCCACAAGCCGGAGGCACAGAAAGTAATGATCCGTTCCAAGCAATCATTGATGGATACGGAAAATAGTAAGGAAAGGAGATTATCATGTCAGGTAATCAAAACAACCCAGCCCGCCGCTATGAGAAACAATATGCGGGCATTCTTGAAACAGTCTTTGGAGTGCGTGCTGCTTTTGCAAACGCCCTAGCGCCTATCCAAATTTTGGACGGGGTACAAGAAAACTCTAAAGCTTTCTCAGTTAAAACAAACGGTACGCCGGTTGTTATCGGAGAATACAAAACAGGCGCAAATGATGGTGGCTTTGGTGATGGTACAGGTTCACGCTCACGCTTTGGTAAGCTAACAGAAATCAAGTACGATAATGCAGATGTTGAGTATGACTATACTTTGACAATCCATGAGGGACTTGACCGTTACACAGTAAATAATGACCTTAACGCTGCAATCGCTGACCGCTTGAAATTGCAATCAGAGGCGCAAACACGAACAATTAACAAGCGTATTGGTAAGTATCTAGGAACTAGCGCCGCTCAAACTGAGGCTCTTGCTGATATGTCAGATGAGAAAATCAAGGCATTATTTAACAAGGCATCAGCTTATTTCACTAACAATGAAGTTACAGCACCAGTAACAGTTTACTTACGCTCAGAACTTTACAATTCAATCGTGGATATGGCCTCAGTTACAACAGCTAAAGGCTCAAGCATCTCACTAGATGAGAATGGCCTACCTAAGTACAAAGGTTTTACTTTGGAAGAAACACCAGAGCAATACTTTGAAACTGGCACTATTGCTATCTTCTCACCTAATGGCATTGTTATCCCGTTTGTAGGTATCTCAACAGCCCGTGCTATTGAGGCAGAAGAATTTGACGGCGTTAAATTGCAAGCGGCTGCTAAAGGTGGTACTTACATGTTGGATGACAACAAAAAAGCGGTACTCAAGGTAACAGGTACAATCGTTTAGGAGGTAACTAATGGCAATCTATCAAGCAGTTAAAAATATCTATTTTGAACAACTTGAAAAAGCTGTAATTGTTGATGAACTCATTGAACTTGATGAGGCTTATGCTAAAGAAGTCAATAAAAAGCTTAAAGATACTTTCCCGGATGTAAAAGAGGTTCTAGTGTTAGTTGATAAAAACGATACTTTAGAGCCAACTGAAGAAGTTATCGAAGAAGTAGCAGCGGATGAAGAATAAATAAGGGGTGGAAACACCCTTTATTTTTAAGGGAGGTTTTACATGACTTATTTAACTCAAGACGAATACTCAGAGCTAGGCTTTGATGAGGTAAGCAATTTTGAAAAGCTAGTAGCAAGAGCGAAAATTGCAATAGATCTATACACAAATGGCTTTTATCAAAAAGGCATTGACTTTGAAAAAGAGGTAGAATATCGCAAAAACGCCGTAAAGCTAGCAATGGCCTTTCAAATCGCCTACTTAGATGCTAGTGGTATCTTGACAGCGGATGATAAGCAGCTTACAGGCAGCGTATCTATCGGGCGTACCTCAATCTCGTATCAAAACGGAGGCAATGGCTCAAGCGGTCAGCAATTCAATCTTAGCTTAGATGCTGAGAATGTACTGAAACAAGCCGGCTTTAGTCTTATTGTGGGAGTGGACTATGATAGATAAACGCTTACTCAAAGATAAAATAACGGTCAAAAAGATAGCGGAAAAAGATGATTTTGGAGATGAAACATACTCAAAGCCTATTGTGGTTGACTCATTAAGGTTTGACCGTTCAATAGCTGTATCGGGTAGTAGAAGTACAAAATACAATAACTCTAAAGTAAGGCAGAAAGCCGGGGTTATTTATATCTATCCTAGTATCTCAAATGTAATGGTTGATGATACATGGCTAGAGGCTATCGTAAATGATGGAGAGCGTGATTACACGATAACAGGGTATCAGCCTAACTATATCAACGGCAAGCCTTTTAGTTTTGAGGTGGAGGTAATCTAATGAGTATTTCTATCAAAGTGGACTTAAAAGGAGTCAAAGATAAGTTTTCAGAGGAGGCTTTTGCTAGAGGCAAGTATGAGGTAGCTAGTCAAATCCTACTAGATGCTGAGGAGTACATACCCTTGAGAGGTGGAGAGCTTAGAGCATCCGGCTATATCGAGGGACAAGGTACAGCGGTTGTCTATAACACGGTATATGCAAGAGCTCAATTTTACGGTACTAATGGCATTGTAACCTTTAGGAAGTATACAACGCCGGGTACTGGTAAGCGCTGGGATGAGAAAGTAACAGAGTATCATTCTGATAAGTGGGCTCAAGCCTTTTTGAAAGGAGCTAGAATTTGACACAAAACAATGACTTTCAGTTAGTGCTCTTGAGTCACTTGAAAACAATGAGCTTACCACTTACGCCTCGCCTAGATTATTTTGACGATAACAAAGATGACCTAGTTATCAATCAAATACCGGGCGGAAAGGTTGATACAGAATACATGGACGGTACGCAAGAGGTATCTTTACCGTTTGAAATTGCTGTAAAGGCTAAAAAGAACGCTCTAGCAAATGAAATTATCTGGGCTGTAACTAGTGAGCTTTCAAAGTTTGACTTAGTTTTACCAAGTGCTAACAAATCGTATGAATACCTAGGTATGGAAGTAAGCCGCCCAGCCTCTAAAGGTAAAGACTCTCAAGGCTATTATTATTACACAATAGAAATTGTGGCAAAAATTGTAATTGAAAGGAACAAAGAACAATGACAAGACAAAAGAACGCCCTACGTGGGCACTTTGTAGCTCCATACAACGGAGGAACTGAGCCGGCCTCAGCTGAAACATGGCTAGAACTTGCTAAATGGATCACAGATGTATCAGATGATACAGATGAGAAAACAGAAGATCAAGCTTTCTATGACGGGGACGGTACAGAAGAAACTAGCGTAATCAGCGTAAAAGGTGCTTACACTTTTGAGGGTACTTATGATCCAGATGATAAAGCACAAGCTCTTATTGCTGGTATGAAATATAAGACCGGGGACGAGCGTAAAGTATGGCATAAGGTTGTACAGTCTGACAAAAAGAAACAGTTTGTCGGAGTTGCAACCGTAACAGAAATTAAAGCCGGCTCTGGTGCTGCGGCTGACTATGAGGCGTTTGGTTGTAAAATCTCTTACAATGCAACACCAAAAGAATCAGCTATTGTCGGATAATAGCTTTTTAAAGGGCGGGCAGTTAAGCCTTGCCCTTTTTTAAACAGATAAAGGAGTAAAGAGATGTCAGAAATTAAGATTGAACTAAAGCGTACAGGGTTCCCGGTAAAAATCGGAGAGGTTGAGTTATGGTTTGATACAAGTCAAGAAAGCTTGATGCGTTTTTATGACCTAGAAGAAGAAATCCAGCGCCGCCTAGTCCAGTATGAGCTTGATGTAGTGACCGCAAATATCGGCAACAAAATTGAGCGTGACGGTGTGACAAAGGAGGTTGTTGCTGGTGCTCTTGACCTTGAGAAGAAAAAAGTAGAGATCCAGTATGACCTTATCTTTGGTGACGGTACTTTTGAAAAGCTTTATAAAGTCTATCCAGATTTTCACGCTTTAAACAATGCTTTAGAGGTTGCCGGGGAACTCATGTATAAAAAACTTGAGGAGATTGCAGATGAGCATAAAAAAGTAGTTAAAGAGCGTGCTGCTCATTATCTTAATAAAGGCAAAGTAACTCCTATCAAAAAGAAAGCTAGCACAAAAAGTAAAAAGAAATAAGGTGTAATCATGAAATTAAATGATGCACTTGTTACTAGTTTTTCAATCGGTGATAAAGAGTATGATATTGACCTTTCTTTTAATAAAATCCTTGATGTTTTTGAAATCATGAAAGAGGAAGAACTGACAACAGTTGAGAAAGCGTATTTAATCGTACAGTTGCTAACTGGTGAGGAACTAGAGGATATGGATGAGGTGGTTGAGTGTTGGATCTATATTAAAGAGCATTTTTTGGATATTCAAAAAGAGATGGTGCAATATGACTTGTTAGGAAACCCCGTACCTCAAGCTGTAAATGAGGATGAGGAAGAACAAGAAAGAGTAATTGACCTTGAGCAAGATGCTGAGTACATTTACGCTAGCTTTTTACAAGCATACGGTATCAATCTCTTTAAGGCTCAAAATAAGCTATCGTGGGTAGAATTTAAAGCGCTCTTAACCGCCTTACCAGATAATACTATCATGCAACAGATCGTACAAATACGAGCATGGAAACCCTCAGACGGAGGGGACAAGAAGAAAATGAGAAAATTACAAGCAAAATATAGGCTAGGAGAGGAGGGAGAATAATATGGCAGATGGAAAAGTTACCATCCTTGTTGATGTGGACGGTAATAAAGTAAAGGTTCTTAATGATGAGCTTGATAAAGTCAGCAAAAAAGGGGACATAGGCAGTAAATCACTAGGACAGTTTGCCCTTGTCGGTGGTGCTTTTAAACTTGCAGCTAAAGCGGTTGACTTACTGGTTGACTCTTTAGGAGGCGCTATACAGCGCTTTGATACTTTAGAAAGCTTTCCTAGAGTAATGCAAGCTATGGGACACAGTACCGAAGATGTAACACGCTCAACTAAAAGACTTGCAAATGGTATTGAGGGTTTGCCTACAACTTTGAACGAGGTAGTGGGTACGGCTCAACGCTTAACCTCTATCACAGGGGACTTAGGAAAGTCAACAGATTTAACACTAGCGCTTAATAACGCCTTTCTGGCCTCTGGTTCATCTAGTATGGATGCTAGCCGTGGATTGCAACAGTTTGCTCAAATGCTCTCAGCCGGTAAGGTTGATATGCAAAGTTGGAAAACGTTACAAGAAACCATGCCTTACGCTTTACAAAAAACGGCTGAGGCTTTCGGTTTTGCCGGTCAGTCAGCTCAACATGATTTTTATACGGCGTTAAAAGATGGTAATATCACTTTCGACCAATTCGCCTCTAAACTCATTGAGTTAGATGCGGGTGTTGGTGGTTTTGCTGAGTTGGCTCATACTAATAGTAAAGGGATCCAGACTTCATTCGGGAACTTAAAAAATGCGGTTGTTAAAGGTGTTGCTAGCACTATTAAGGCTCTTGATGACCTTTCTAAAGCAGCAACCGGAAAGAGTATTGCTGAAAACTTTGACTCTTTAAAAGTGATTATCAATGCAACTTTCTCACTTATTGCAAAAATGATAAGAGCAAGCATACCGGTATTTCAAGTGCTCTTTAGCGTACTTAAAACCGGTGTTCAAGTTATTCAACCGCTTGTCCCGGCTATTATAAGCCTAGTATCAGCCCTTGTCGCTATGAAGGTTGCAAAGGAAGCTATTGCAATGACTCAAGCCTTAATTTCTGGTTGGAAAACATTCCAAACAACGGCAGCGGCAGCGGTTCAAGTTATCAACTTAATGACGGCTGCTCAAGCAGCGTGCGGTTCGGTAACAAAGGCTCAGATGGTTGCAAACTTGGCAAATAATGGAGCTTTGTCACTTTCAACGGTTCTTTATGGATTGCTTACTGGTGCTATCTCTATTGAAACGGCTGCGACTATTGCTGCGACAGCGGCAACAACGGCTTTTAACGCTGTTTTAACGGCTTTAAGCGGCCCGATTGGCTGGATTATTGCTGGTATTGGTTTACTAGTCGGTCTAGGTGTAGCCCTCTATCAATGGCTCACAGCGGAAAGTGAAGAAACTAAAAAGCTCAAAGACGAACAAGAGGCGCTTGTTAAGAGTACAGATGATCTGATTGACTCAGTTAAACAAGGGGCAAAAGAGCGACAAAAGAATATTGCAGCGGTAAAAGGTAATACTGAGTCTTACCAAAAGTTAGCAAATGAAATCGTACAACTTTCACAAAAGACGAACAAAACAGCAGCGGACAAGAAAAACCTCAAGAAAAAGATTGATGCACTTAATGAGTCAGTAACAGGGTTAAATCTTGCCTATGATAAGAATACTGACTCACTCTCTCACAATAGTGAGGAGATAAAAGCCCGTATTGCTGCAATGGAGGCTGAGTCAACGTGGGAGGCCTCACAAAAGAGCTTGTTAGAAATCGAGCAGAAAAGGGCTGAAATTGGTAATCAGTTGAAAGCTATTGCTGAACAACGTACCAAATGGAACGAGGAGGCCAATGTAAGCGATAGTACCCGTAAGGAGAAATTGCAAGAGCTCAATGATAAAGAGGCTGAGTTAGTTACAGCTCAATCTCAATTACAACAAGAGTATCAAAAAACCTCAGAGGTACAACAGGCAGCCTCAGAGGCTATGGCAGCCGCAACTGAAAATGGTGCTAACCGTCAAATTGTATCTTATGAAAACATGTCTAAAGCTCAACAAAAAGCAATAGATGATATGCGTACTAAGTACAATGAGTTGTTAGATACCGCTACAAACATGTTCGACCAGATACAAATGAAATCAGCTATTAGTGTTGATGAGATGATTGCTAACTTGCAAAAAAACCAAGAGGCAATGTCAACGTGGGCGGATAACCTTAATATCCTTGCTAGCCGTGGTGTTGATGAGGGTATCTTAAATAAACTACGTGAGATGGGCCCTCAAGGTGGATTGTACGTGCAAGAGCTTGTAAACGCCTCAGATGAGAAACTGGCAGAGCTTAACGAGGTATTCTCTAAAGGTGGTGAAACAGCTATGAACGGATTGACCGCCGGTATGGATACAGGCTCACTAGGAGTTACGGATAAAATTAAAGGTATGATCCAAAACCAAGCATCCGGTCTTAAAGATGAGATTGCCGCCGCTGACTTTGGAAGTCTAGGGCAAGAAATTCCAAACGGCGTAGCTCAAGGGGTGGATGCTGGTGTTGAAAAATCTACTGACTCATCTAAGCGTGTTGCTGACAAGATGAAAGAGATGTTTGAAAATGAAATGGATATTCATAGCCCATCCCGTGTATTTAATGAGTACGGGGGGCACATTACAACCGGTCTAGCTGAGGGTGTTGATGAGGGGGCAAATCAGCCTATAAACGCTATGCAAAGCCTATCCGGTGAAGTTAAATCGCCTTTCAACTCTCTATACTCAGACTTTACTTATGTTGGTGATATGGCTATGGCTGGTCTTAATGCCGGTCTTAATAATGGAGCGGGGGCTGTAATGTCAACCGCTGCTAGTATCGCTGCTAGAGTGAGAGATACTATTAAAGGGGCTCTTGATATTCACAGTCCATCCCGTGTAATGAGAGATGAAATCGGGCGCTTTATCCCTCAAGGTATTGCAGTAGGTATTGATGCAGATGCCGGCGCCGTTAAAAAAGCTATGTTACGCCTCAAGGATAGCATGATGATAGATGCACGCCCAGAGATTGCACTAGGACTAGACAAGCAACTTGGCGCTCAAGTATCGGTTAAACAAAGCAGCAAGCAAACTATTGCAGAGAAAATCAAGGTTACTATGGACAAATCTAGCGAATTGCTAGAGAAAGCCCTAGATGTAGCAGAAACAGCCGTCAAACGCCCAGCGGCTATGTACTTTGATGATGGTACGCTAGTTGCTAAGACAAGTGATAAGTTTGCAAGACAACAGAATGAGCAAACAAGACGAGATAACAGGATGAGAGGGGTATTGATATGACAAAGATTATGACCTTTAACGGGGTTGATATGTCTAAGTTTTTCCGAATAACCGATATTATCCGCCCGATTGGTAACAAGAGGAGCGTGTCAACCGATAACGCCCCTCTTTTGGGCGTAAATATCCAACAGGTAAAGATTGGCGAAAAAGAACATACTATCAAGTTTACAATGTTTGCAGAAAATCCGGTTGCAATGGAAAGCCTCAAGCATGAGCTTGCCGGTGTCTTGAAAGTAACTGAGCCGGTTAAAATCACCTATGGAGATGAGCCGGATAAGTATTATCTAGGTATGCCGGTTGATGATGTAACGCCGGATAATGTTGCTAGATGGATGCAAAAATCAGAAATTAAAATCATGATCCCGGACGGCGTGGCACACAGTACAGTCTATAAAAACTTTAATAGTGATGAAAACGCTCAAACAACAGCGGATAAAATGATTTTTACCCTCAAAAACAATGGTACAGTTGATGCTTTCCCGATTATCCGGGTGAAACATAATGCTGAAAATGGTTATATCGGACTAGTCAATAATAATACAGCTTTTGAGATGGGAAACCGTGAGGAGGCTGATACTGGTATTGTCAAAAAGTCAGAGATTTTGCTTGATTATCGAGATAACAAAATCTCAGAGGCTTTCAATAGAGCTACAAAAAATAGATCAATTACAAATTATGCTAACGAAAATGAAACAGGAACACCAGAGCTTATAAATCTTTGGGGTAAAAACCACGTTAAATTAAGAGAGCAATTAACTCAAGGACAAACTGAGCACTATTCAACCGGCCTATCGTGGGACATTCCAACAGATGCAGCGGGTGAAACAGGTTCATTAAATGATTATATATTTTGTAAGCAAGTATTTATTGCAGATTCAGTAAAACAATACGGGTATTTAAAAATAACTGTATCAGATACCGCCGGGCAATTTCTTTATGGCGTGGAAACATTTAAGCGTTCACTTGGTTTAGATTGTGAGTTTAACGTTTTAAGACCGGATAGCAAAGATAGATATAGCTTTTTAAAACGCCTTGTTTTTAAAGGGGCAGATGATAAGCGCTTAAACCCTTTCAGCAAAGATAGAGGACAGTTTGAAATCAAGCGCAATGATAACGTGGTACAAGTTTATTATGACGGCGCTCATTACAACTTTGTTATCCCAGAAATTAAAGGGAAAAAGTCAGCTAAAATACATGTTACTCTAGGAGCTTTTCACGATAAGCCTATTGTATCGAATATGTACCTAGACGAGTTGATGTTTAGAAAAGACTTTGTACCTATGCTTGGTGATATTCCTAACCGTTACGCTATGGGCTCAACGGCTGTAATCAATAGTGAGGATGATAGCGTATATATTGATGGTATCGCTAAATCTAGTGAGGTTGTTGACGGCTCACAATGGCTTGCAATACCGCCGGGCAATTCTCAGCTAGAGATGTACTTTTCTAGCTTTATTAAGAAAAAGCCAACAGTAACAATCGAATTTGAGGAAAGGTGGCTCTAATCATGCTCTTAACTATTCATGATGCAAACTTGCAAAAGGTTGCTTTTGTTGACAACAGCAAACAGAATACGCTTAATTATTATGCTGATACGTGGGTAAGGAGCTTGCCTACTGGATCATCTACTTTTGAGTTTACAGTATTCAAGAAAGCAATTAAATCAGATACGGCTTTAACTAGAGCCTATCACTACCTCAATGAAAGAGCATGGGTATCATTTAAGTATAAAGGCAAAAGCTTTATATTTAACGTTATGACGGTTGAGGAAGATGAGCAAACGATAAAGTGTTATTGTGAAAACCTCAACCTTGAGCTTATCAATGAGATAGCTAACCCTTACAAGGCTACAAAGGCTATGAGCTTTGCTGAGTATTGTGAGGCTATGGATTTACTGTATTATACTCACCTCGCTATTGGTATCAATGAGGTATCCAATAAGAAAAGAATGATTGAGTGGCAAGGGCAAGAAACAAAACTTGCCCGCTTGCTCAGTCTTGCTAAACATTTTGATGCTGAGATTGAGTTTGATACACAATTAAACGCTGACAGCACTATTAAGAAGTTTAGTGTTAATATCTATCATGAAAATGATGATAATCACCAAGGCGTAGGCCGTATAAGAAACGATATACAGTTAAAATATGGCAAAAATATCAAATCAATCCGCCGTAAAGTTGACAAGACAGGTATCTTTAATACAATCCGCCCTACTGGTAAAAGAACAGTCAAAAATGGAGCTGGTGAAGATATCGAGGAAGTGGTAACTATCCGAGGTCTTGACGATTGGAAAAAGTACAATAAAGATGGTATTTGTGAGTTTTACCAAAGAAATGAGTCACTTTATGCGCCTCTTTCAATGCAACTCTATCCCTCAACATTCTCACACGGAACGGCTGAGGATCAATGGACAAGAAAAGATTTTACCTATGATACTGACAATCCAAAAGAACTAAGAACGCTAGCGTACAAAGAGCTTAAAAAGCATTGTTATCCAGCTATCACTTATGAGGTGGATGGATATGTTGATGTCGAGATTGGCGATACAGTCAAGATACATGATGCGGGGTTTGCCCCTCTTTTGACTATCCAAGCAAGGGTATCAGAGCAACATATAAGCTTTTCAAATCCGGCTAGTAATAAAACAGTATTCTCAAACTTTAAGGCTCTTGAAAATCAACTATCAGACGGCATACAAGAGGCTTTTGAGCGCTTGTTTGAGCAGTCTAAACCTTACACAATCAGACTTTCAACTAGTAACGGTATCGTTTTCAAAAATAATAGTGGTGAAAGTATTATCACTCCTACACTTTACAAAGGCGGCAAGTTAATCTCAGCCGGCGTAACGTGGAGATGGAGCTTGAATGATAAAGTGACTACTGGTATGACCTATACTGTAAGAGGTCAAGATATTGCTAACACGGTTAATCTAGCAGTTGCAGCGTATATTGATAATGATAGAGTTGCAGTTGATGAGGTAACGATTGTAAATGTTTCAGATGGTCGAATTGGAGCGCCCGGCAAATCATCTTACATCCATTTTGCTTTTTCTGAAAATCCAGACGGCTCTGGCCTATCATTGATTGATAACGGTCAGCGTTACTACGGATACTATACAGATGAGCAAGAGGTAGGAAGTACTGATAAAACCATGTATAAGTGGTTTGACAGATGGGCTAAGATTGAGGTTGGTGGTAAAAACTATATAAGAAACGCCTCGTTTCTCTCGGAAGAAAGCAAGTGGGGCAAAGCCTCTGCGGATGGACTAGCTTATAATTTTACTCACTCTACGGCAAATAAAGGTAAGTCAGGCTTGCATATGTATAGTGAGAACGGCTCGGTTATTCCACGCTGGAAAGGGGTTTATCAAAAAATTTCATTATCTCAACCAGCAGACACTACAATCACTATTTCAGCTTTGATTGCTAAAGATGGAGTTCCTCAAGAGGCACACATCGGAGTCCATTTTAGAAAAGACGGTGTAATCGTCAGACAGTCATGGCTTGATATACCTACTTCTCAAATCACTGGCAAGTACCAGCGTTTTTACCTATCGGCAAAGCATGATGTACCTTTTGACGAGCTATTAGTTATGCTATATGTGGGGTATGATAAAGTTGTCGATCTGTATGTAACAGATGTACAACTTGAAATTGGTAATGTAATGACTGATTTTAGGTTATCAGACGAAGATGTGCAAGAGTCTATAAACTCTAAAGCAGACCAAGGGCTCACTCAAGAGCAACTTAACGCTCTTAATGAAAAGGCTCAGATTTACGAGGCGGAGCTAAAAGCAAAAGCCTCAATGGATGCTTTTAGTGAGCTTGAGAAAGCTTACAATAACTTTGTACAATCAAACGCTGAGGCTCAAGAGAAATCTGAGGCTGACTTAATCGAGGCAAGCCGTAGAATTGAGTTGCTTACTACTGAGTTTGGAGGTATGAAAGAACTCAAGACCTTTATTGATACGTTTATGAGTTTTTCAAATGAGGGTATGATTATTGGTAAGAGTGATGCAAGCTCAACGATTAAGGTATCTCATGACCGCATCTCAATGCTCTCAGCCGGTAAGGAAGTAATGTATATCTCTCAAGGTGTTATCCATATTGACAATGGTATTTTCACAGCATCTATCCAAGTTGGGCGTTTTAGAGAGGAACAGTATCATCTCAATCCAGATACAAATGTAATCAGATATGTAGGAGGTTTTTAATGGCTGAGTTTTGGTCGAATAATGATAGAAGTTATTATATAAGATTGTGGGTAGATCAAGTATCACAAAATACCGCTGATAATAGCAGTCAAGTGAGGGTAAGACTTGCTCTGACAAACGGCGCTCACACTTTCGCAGATTATAGCTGTACTGCCTCAGTAACAGTAGATGGTCAGACTTTGAGTTGGTCGGGTATGCCATCAATGCTGAGTCAAAATAGCTCAATTATGCTGATTGATAGAACAGTAACAATCAGACATGAGAACGATGGCAGAAAAACGTTTAGCTTATCCGCTACATTCAGCGGAGGTGGTGGATGGTCGCCCGGAACATTAACAATCAACAACAACTCATTCACACTCTCAACGATACCACGATTGAGTAATTTGTCTATCGGTCAAGGCGTGATTGGTTCAAATCTTGCTATCACTATCAATAGACAAAACAATAATTTCACTCATACTTTAAGGTATTCATGGGCTGACAAGAGCGGGACTATCGTTACAAATGTTGCAACTAGTCACTCATGGACTATCCCGGTTGATTTTGCTAACAATATCCCTAACTCTAATAGTGGTACAGGTACTCTCTACGTCGATACATACAACGGCGGTACAAAAATAGGAACTCAAAGCAAGCAGTTTACAGCCTCTATACCAAGCGGCCTTAAACCAAGCTTTACAGGTATCACTTTAACAGATACACACGCTAGCGCTGGTGCTTTACTTTCTGGTAATGACTTTTTACAGATTATCTCAGATATTAAAGTCACTTTCAATGGCGCTAGTGGTACTTATGGATCTAAAATAACAGGGTATCGAGCTGAGATTATCGGTAAGAATAATGTTGTTACGGATAACGGCGGGCGCTTAGGTATGATGAACTTTAAAGGCTCAGCCTCTATCAGAGCTTATGTAATTGATAGTCGAGGGCAGCGCTCGGATACAAAGACTGTAAATATCAATGTACTAGAGTATTTTGCCCCGTCTTTCAGCTTTTCAGCTCTTAGAACTAGAGAGATTCCTAATGTATTGCAAGTGATAAGAAATGCCCGGATAGCCCCTATTATGCAATCTGGACGGCAAAGAAACACAATGGCCTTATCGTTCAAAGTTGCTCAGCTAGGCAGCTCAAATTATACGGCTGATAATGGAAGTGCAACAGGTATCTATACAACAGTACATACTCTTACTAATTCAGCTGCAAACCTAGCGGGTAATTATCCGGCCAATAAGTCTTTTGTGGTTATCGGTAAGCTAGAAGATAAGTTTACAAGTGTTGAGTTTGCTTTTACGGTTGCTACTGAGAGCGTGGTAATGTCTTATGATAACTATGGCCGTGTAGGTATCGGTAAAGTGGCAGAGTTTGGTAAACCCGGTTCTTTGGATGTACTAGGTGATATTTACTCAAACAATGCCCCTATTCAACAGTATAGGCTAACTAATAATGATGGAGGTCTAAGTAGAGGTAGTGCTCAGTGGGATGACGTTTGGAACAAGCGAGGAACTGAGTTTGGTTGGAGAAGTGGAAAGTACCCGGATAACCCTACTGGTAATGACTGGGGGCTATTTCAAAATTATTGGCTTGACAGTTGGAAAGGCGTGCAATTTTTCACAGGATTAACAACAAATAGATTTTTCTTTAGGACTTACAACAATAACACTAGATGGACTCCATCTCAATGGAAAGAAATCGCTACAAAGGATGACTTGCAGAAAATCGTTACAAGAAAAATTGAGCTAGGCTGGAATGTCATAGGAAATGTTGTCAGAAACGGGAACGTGGTTACAATTTCTGTAGAAAGAAAAATCACGAACATTGAGGCAGAGTCAAGTTATAGAGAATTGAGAGAAACTATCCCAACTGGCTTTAGACCAGCTCAAGAGGTTGTGTTGACACTCCAAGGGTATTCAGGCTCAATAATTTCAGGCACGGCTATCTTGCACCTTGCCTCAGATGGCAAAATCAGACTTACTACTAAATATCCGGGAAAAAATTTCTGGGCGGGTACAGTAACTTATATTACAAATGATCCATACCCTTAAAAACGTAAAAAAACCTACATTAAATAGAAGATAATAACCATAAAAGGAGGAGTTATATGAAATTAGAATACGGCTCAAAATCACAAGAATATGATGGGAGCGGTGTTGCGTCAGCTACTAAGGTTACGCTAGTCAATTCAAGCGGTGCGGTTGTACCTATCTTGCTACCGGCGGACAAAATCAGCTTATCCAATACAGAATTGCTTGATCTTGCCCTAGATGTTATCTATCAAGAAAACTTTCCACAGCGTGCTGAGAATGAACGCTTTAGCAAGGTAAATCAAGAACTGCAAAAAAATAAAGAGGTGGCAGATAAAGCTGAGCAAGCCGCAACGGAAACAAAAGAAAATCTTGATACTGTTTCAGCAATTACAGAGGTTTTAATTGCTCTTGCAATTTCACAAAATGGAGGTATGCCAACTCATACCTATAATAAGGTTGCTGCTTTCATCAAACCATTATCAAAAGGGACTAGGTACAATAATGGCGATATTGTGGCTATGCCTTATCCGTTTGATACAAATGCAAAGTGGCCTAGAGATACAAAAACCATCTTTAAGTTTCAAATGCAGCAATCAGAGGGCTATACATACAAAGAGCAAGAGCTTGCTGACATGTTAAGACAAGGCGTGCTTACGGTGGTTATGCCCCGCATTGAGTAAGGAGAGGGTATGACATGGGTTGATATAATTGAAAAATTGATACACGCTATCACACAGCTAGCTCCTACAATCGGAGTAATTGCAACGGGCTGGTTTGGTATGAAAGCTAGTAAATCCGGCAATCTTAATAGAGAGCAATTTCATGAGTTGAAAGATGAGTTAAACACTATCCACGCTATCGGTGAGGATAACAAGAAAAAAATATCAGAGGTCAATGATAAGCTCATCGTCCATGATAAAGCTCATCTAATAACTATGTACTTACGCCTTGAGCGTGATATAACAGTTGCTTTAAATCGAGGATATACAACAGTCCACGAGGCGGATATTATCCACAAGATGCATAAGAGCTATAAAGCTTTAGGAGGCAATGGCCGGATTGATAGCTTGTTTAATAGATATAATACTTTAGATGTGAGGGACTAAAAATGAAAATTAACTGGTTAGTACGCTTTAGAAATAGAGCCTTTGTTATTCGCTTTGCACTTGCTATCGTCTTACCTATTTTGACTTATTACAGTTTAAAATTTGAGGACTTGACTAGCTGGGCTGGGGTTTATGAGTTATTCTTGAAATACTTATCAAATCCTTACCTTATCGGGCTATCAATCGTGAGCGCCTTAAATATGGTACCGGATCCAACAACAGCCGGGCTATCAGATAGCTCAAGAGCTTTGACATATACTGAGCCAAGTGAGGACTAAACATAAGAGAGCCCGTTTGGGTTCTCTTTCTTTAAGGAAAGGGAAAAACAAAAATGGCAGTAAATATTGAAAATGCTATTGCATGGATGCAAGCAAGAAAAGGTAAAGTAACATACAGCATGGAATATAGAGACGGAGACGACTCTTACGACTGCTCGTCAGCTATGTATTATTCTTTGAGGAGCGCTGGAGCAGTATCTGCTGGTTGGGCAGTAAATACTGAGTATATGCACGACTGGCTTATTAAAAACGGTTATGAGCTTATTGCTGAAAATACCGAATGTAACGCTCAGCGTGGAGATATCTTCATCTGGGGCAGAAAAGGCGCAAGCGCTGGAGCGTTCGGGCATACTGGTATGTTCATTGACTCTGACAACATCATTCATTGCAACTACGCATATAATGGTATCTCAATCAACAATCATGACGAGCGCTGGTATTATGCAGGGCAACCTTATTTCTATATCTACCGCTTGACAAATCCGGATGTAACACCTAAAGAAGTCAAAAAAGGGTGGCAAAAAGATGATATTGGGTATTGGTACGTTAGAGCAAACGGTACATATCCTAAATCTCAGTTTGAGTACATTGAGGAAAATAAATCATGGTTTTATTTTGACGATAAAGGCTATGCTTACTCTAACAAATGGCTTAAATACAAAGATGGAAGATGGTACTGGTTCGATAAGGACGGGTACATGGCTACAAGTTGGAAAAAAATTAATAATAAATGGTATTATTTCAACCGTGATGGCTCTATGCAGACTGGCTGGGTAAAATGGTATAATAAGTGGTACTATCTTGATGCTCAAAATGGCGACATGAAATCAAGCACTTTTGTACCGTACAATGGAGGATATTATTTACTCTTGGATGATGGCCGTATGGCAGACAAAGAGGCTTTCAAAATTGAGCCTGATGGGCTCATCACAACTAAATAAAATAGAAAGATTCAAAATTTAATTACACTAGACCGCTGGCGTTTGCTGGCGGTTTTTTGTTTGCTCTAAAAAGGGGCAAAAAAGGGGCAAAAATACCGTAAATTACCGTAATCGTGAGTAAAACTTTTATAAAAAAGCTCATTTTATCCTTATTTATAGAGCATATTGTAAATTACTGTAATCTATCGTGTTTCTAAAAGTTGCTGTGTGCTCTTTTTTCGTGCTTTTTTCGAATAAATAAGATAAAATAGCCTAGAAT